CCAGGTTATCGCAGCCCTCGATGCGCTTGCCACAGAGCCTACGATTACAGTTATGATTGCACTCTGGGATACTCCAGACACCATCGAATATGGACCAGCCAATTTCCTGCTCAATGGATATGACTATGATGGTAAAGAAATTCTCGGCTCAATCTCATATGAAATGATTTTGAGTGAGCCTATACCTGGGGACAGCTTCACACCAGGGGATTATCCAGCGGTGTTAACACAATGAACATGAACGATTACATTGGAATTCCCTACAAGGAAAAAGGTCGCACAGCCAAGGGTGTAGACTGCTGGGGTTTCATATGCCTTTACTACAAGGATGCTCACAATATAGAATTGCCTCACTACTTCTACGACAACACTGATGAAGCTCAGGCTAAGGCTATACAGGAATTTGCTGGAGACTGGATTAAATCTGATACTGGCGATGTCGTATTGATTAGACAGTGTGGCCACGAAAGCCATGTCGGAATAGTCAAGGGTGACTTTTTCTGGCACTGCGAAAAGGGGATCGACATAACGAGAGTCTCCCTGTCAGATCCTAAATGGGTTAATAGAATTGTTGGACGCTATGAATACAGGCCTCTCTGTACCATCGTGGTGAACCATTCACCTTTCAAAACCAACCAGACTGTAGATAAAATCCCTGCAGGCATGAGCCTCCAGGAACTTGTAGACGCTCATATTCCTAAAGCTCGACACAGCCAGGTTAATGTTACGGTTCAGGGTAACAAGGTGGTGCGTGATTTATGGCGTGGCTGCAGGATTAAACCAGGAGCTCTCGTTAATATTATTGTGGTCCCTTCTGGTGGTGGGAATAACCTGCTCAGGATGATCCTGACCGTAGGAGTTTCTCTATACTCTGCCGGTGCCGGTGGTGCATGGGTAGCTCACGCATTGGGGGCTGGTGTGAACGCAGCTGTTGGTACTGCTATCGCTGGAATTATGGGTGTGTTGCTGGTCAATGCTCTTGTGCCTCCGCCTCGTGTTAAGCTCGATGACCTCTCAGGCACAGGCCAGAGCGATGTTTATTCCATCAGTGGCATCCAGAATCAGTTTAGGCCATTCAGTGCCATACCCTTAGTCCTTGGACGTCACAGGATGGTGCCACCATACATAGGCAAGTACACAATGATCCAGGGCTCAGACCAGTATCTCTGTGCTATTTTCTGCTGTGGTTATGGAGAAGTAGAAATCAGCGACCTTAAGATAGGTGATACTGCCATAACGGCTTTCGATGATGTTGAGTACGAGCTGAGATATGGTACGCCTACAGACACCCCTGTAACGATCTACCCTGACACTGCGACTGAGACACCGTTGAATGTCGAGCTAACCTTTGCTGGAGGCTACCAGACCAGAACAACAGAAGCATCCACCGATGAGGGATCTGTGGACATCACATTCCCTCGTGGGCTTGTAAGGCTTACCGACGATGGTGGCACTGCATGGCGTGGAATTCTCATAGATATAAATTACAAGCTTACTGGAGTTGGTAGTGTGTGGTCTAACCCTATGGGCTACTGCATATTGACTGTTGATGTACCCTTAGGTGGTGCTGGAGCAACATGGGAAGCTCCCATCGTTGTTACAGGTGGTGGCGGTTCTGGACTTACTGGTTACGTGAAAGCCTCGAATAAGGGTGGCGCAGTTTATGAAGTAGTAATAACAGCCTATGGAAATGGCTACACATCTGCTCCTACAATCACCGTAGCAGGCAGCACAGCCACATTCACACCTAACCTGACACAAGGTTACGTCTTCAGAGAAACCTCCTCTGACCCTGTGCGTAAGGGCTTCAGGTTTGCGTTTCCAACCAGAGACCAATACGACATTAGGATTAAGAGGATATCAGCCGATGCTACCAGCGATAAGGATATTGACGAAACCTACTGGACAGCTATTCGTAGCTTCAAGAATGAAGCCCCTGTCAGTGCCAATATCAGATATAAGCCTGCTCTGGTGGCCCTCAGGATAAAAGCTACAGGGCAGCTTAATGGAACTATAGAAAACCTCTCCTGCCTCGTTGGTAAGAAGATGGACCACTGGAACGGTTCAGCCTGGATCACAACAGGGGTAGTCTCCAGTAACCCTGCAGACATCTACCGGCATCTACTCCAGGGGGTATTTAATGTTAAGGCTGTGGCAGACGCAAGGATAGACCTTGCACAGCTGGCCATCTTCTCTGCCTTCTGCACTACCCATGGTTTTACTTTCAATGCCATACTGGATTCTCAAGCTCCACTTGTTGAACGACTGCAGACAGTGGCAGCAGCTGGTAGGGCAAGCTTTAATATGACGAACAACCAGTTTTCTGTCGTCATCGAGGATGTCAAGACTGACATAACTCAGATGTTTGGGCCCAAAAATGTAACGAGTTTCAAAGGTTCCAGGACGTTCATAGAAATGCCTCACTGTGTCCGTGTTAAGTTTTTCAATGGAGATAATGATTTCCTCCAGGAAATAATGCCCGTCTATATAGATGGTTATAACGAAGACGGTTCAGGCGGCAAAATAGCTGCGACCATCTTCCAGGAAATGAACTTCTTTGGAGTTACGGATCCTGACCACATATGGAAGCTTGCACGTTTCCATATTGCGCAGGCACTCTGGAGACAGAAGACTTATTCAATAGGCGTGGACTTCGAGAACCTTGCGTGTACTCGTGGCGACCTTGTTAAGTTCAGACATGACGCCATGCTGGTAGGCATATCTGATGGCAGGGTTAAGGCAGCAAATGCATCTACGATAACTATTGACGAGAACTGCCCCATGGAATCCGGTAAGACCTACGAGGTTACTATTAGGAAGGCTGATAAGACCTTTGATGACCAGATACCTGTAGTTCTGAGCATAGGCGACAACACATCACTGACCGCCTCCTCTGGAAGCTTCAGCTGTGCTGCCGGAGACCTCTTCCACTTTGGACTTACCGATGCTTCCAGTATCCTGTGCCTGGTCCAGAAGATTGAGCATGGCGATGAGTTTTCAGCACAACTGGGCCTCGTACCTTACAATGCAGATATCTACACGGCTGACAGTGGGACTATACCTGCATATGTCAGTCAAGCCTCACTCCCTGATAACCTCGTGTTCCCCACACCTCCTACAGCATTGACAGCAAACGAATACCTTTATGCTGAGCAGGGTATTCTGATACAGGGAGTTTCCCTGCTGTGGACTCACAGCAGTAATGCTAATCCAGACTTTTACGAAGTTGAAATACTCCGACCGGACTCTACAGCTGGTTATGTGCCTGCAGGGATTACATCTATTCCTACGCTGAACATCGTAAACCTGCCTGTAGGAGACTATTCCTTCAGGGTACGCGCTGTTAATGGAATCAAAAAATCTGAGTGGCTGGTACTTGCAGATGAAACCCTGAACGCTATGATGGAAACTCCTGACGATGTTTCCAATATGAGAATCGCCTACCGTGGCGGAATCCCATGGATCACCTGGGACGCTGTAGTTGATGTCAGGGATATCAAGTATGTCATCAAGGTGGTTAAAGCCCTGACCAACACATGGGAGGAAGGCGTAGCCGTAGGGACTACCACTGCATTAGAGTGGAGCCCTAGCGTTAAGGGTGTCTATCTCATCAAGGCCAAGGTAGGCAACACCACAGAGAGCACCACAGAGGCTAAGAAATATGTAGCATTTTCAGCACTGAGCTATACGAACATAAAGGAAAAGGTTACAGAAAATCCAGCATGGGCAGGCACTATCGCTGGCAGCGTGTTCCCTTGCCCTCCATTGGTGGGAGGTTTTGGCAATGAGTGGGACGCTGCCATAAGTGGTTTTGATGGAAGCTTTGATGTTGAGTACGATGCCTCATTGAAGCCTGACGCTGACGGTTGGACGCTTTATGGCTCTGACTATGGCTCAGTGGCTGATAATATCCTGACGATAGCAGAGGGCGGCCGCTGTTACTATGGTCGCTCAGCTGGAACGCTCAGTACCGATAAGTTCATAACAGTAGAGGCCAAGCTGAAGCTTGAGTCCGATGCCTTGGCTATGCTAATAGTTCAGAATGATGGAGGGAACAAGAGCTCCTACATAACCATAAGCGCCACAAGCATAGTTATCGGAAATGGTCTGCTCTCAGAGGAGATAGCCATTGACATGGCTTCTGCGTACAGAGAGGTTAAAATCGTTATAAACCAGTCAACAAGAGTCTTCGTTGATGGTGAGCTACTTATCGTAGTGGATGAATTTCTACACTATCTAACCACTCCATCTTATGTCTATTTTGGCAGAGGTACAGCTGGTGCTGCCACAGGAATTCAATACTGGGCAAATGTATCATTCGCAGTGGATACTTACACGCAAGACGTGACTCCTGATGGATGGACCAGTTATGGCACCATATCACTCGCATCTCCAGCAGGAGGAGGTCACACTGATTACCTGGAAATAACTATCGGCGGCGCTGGTGACCACGGCTACAAGAGAAACCCTGTTATGGCTGCAGATGATCTGCTGGTACTGACGATTCCATTTGATGCCTTTGTAAGTCAGTCGTACATAAAGCAGTACATGAGCATTAACAACACCGCTTCACTCTATGGTGTCAGAATAAGATTCACTGGCGGTGTTATCTATGCTGAGTCAACAGATGGACTGACAGCAATAAGTAATGTTACCAGAGGCTATACTGATGAAAATATCTGCTCACTAATACTGTATGGAGATAAATTCTGGTTTACCATAAATCGTGAGCTCGTTCTGTCCGGGACTGCAGAGGCCTTTGACGCACCACTGGGCGATGACATGCGCTGGGGCTGTACTGCTAGTGTCATAGTAGCACCTGCTGTTATTGGAAACATCATAGCCACCTACGTACAGCAGGACACAGAGCTGACTAACGGCTTATGTTTGATGCCTGGTGATACTGGGACTTACACCATAGAGAACTCTGTGGATATAGGAGTTGCAGCTGAGAGCGCTGTGGACAGCTCCCTTGTGAGTACGACAATACCACAGTTCAACCTGCTGGAATCTCCAGACCTCCTCGCTGAGGCAGACCTCCTGACAGGGACAAGCGTTCTAACCACTGGAGAGTTTGCTAAAGAAGAAATTTCCCTAGACTCAGACGACTGGACACCCCTTGTTCCTGGTGGCTATTACGCACTGGACTATAATCTCAGACTTAACTTGCTTGCTCCTGATGATGGGCGCCTTTATGTCAAGGACTGGACATGGGAAGTAGACATGCCTGATGTTCAGGATAAGCAGACTGAAGTGACCAGCGTTAGTGGAGATATCACAGTGACATTCGACAAGGCTTTCCAAGTTGCGCCTACAAATGTCCAGGTCACGATCTTTGACTCAACGCTTGGGGATGAATATAAAGTGACAGCGATAACGACAACAGGCTTTAAGCTGAGCGTGTATAATTCTGCTGCCAGAGTGGCACGTACTGTATTCTGTCTAACCCTCGGATACTAGGGAAAACATTAGGAGGAAATGTGAAATACTTAATACTCATACTCATCCTCGTTACCACTGCACAAGCAGGAACCTTCGACCGCTCAGTTAAACTATCCCCCGATGGCCTCATCCTGGACCACAGACCACTCGGACACAACAAGCCTGGACTCTGGGTCACTGTAGCTGTTGATAACGATCTTCCCCTCACGCTTAATGACATGATATCTTCTAAGTGTGGCAGGGTTAACAAAGAGGATGGAAAATTCCTGAAGTTCCCTGATGTAGATACAGACTGGAGAATTAAGTTAAGGAACGCTCGGAAGCCCAGAGTAACACGCAGACAGGCTATCCAGAGAGCGCTACGCAATAGGCTTACAGAACTTGAAATAGAAGCTGCCAGACTTGAGCTCGTGGCTGAAGCTGCAGCACTCGAAAATATAGAGTAATAATTTCAC